CCATGGCCAAAACCTATGGCGTCGACATTGCCGAGAGCTACGAGCTGATCACCGCTACATCGCCCGGCCTCGTGGAGCAGGCGCAGGCCGCCTACGAAAGTAGGGGGAAACAGAGCGGCATGGGCGAGCGCGCCTGGGTGACGGCCGAGATCATCAAGCGGCGCTGGCGAGCCGCGCATGACGGGACCACCTCATGGTGGAAGGACCTCGAGCGCGGCACCATGGAAGCCATCTCGAACACCGACGTGCTGCACCGCGACGCCGAAAACCCCCGCGGCCAGAAGGGCGCCTTAAAGGAGCACCCGGTGATCTACGTCGAGCCGGTGAAGATGCGCAAGTCGGGATCGTTCCTGTGGGTGCGTCTGCCGAGCGGCCGCTCGCTCTGCTACCCCTTTCCGCATTTCGCGATGAAGGCGATGCCATGGGTCGACGACGAGGGGGACGTCGTGGTCCGCCGGGTGCTCGCCTATAAGGGGGTAGATTCGTTCACGAAGCAGTGGACCGAGCAGTATGCTTATGGCGGGCTGTGGGCCGAGAACATCACCCAGGCGGTCGCGAGGGACATCATGGCAGAGGCCATGATACGGCTGGAGGCGGCAGGGTATCCGGTGGTCTTATCGGTGCATGACGAGGTCGTTTGCGAGGTGCCGCTTGGCTTCGGAACCTTACAAAATTTTGAAAAAATTATGACGGAAATTCCGAAATGGGCCTTCGGGTTGCCTATCGCCGCGAGCGCCTGGGCCGGGGAGCGCTACCGGAAATGATTGACCTCGTCACGCTGAAAGAGGCCCTAGACTTTTATGATCTTAACGCTGACACGAGAGAAGATCCGTATCTTATTGCCGTCCTAAATGCCGCACGCCTCGTGCTCGCGGCACAGAGCGACACAATCGAGCTGAAGCGTATCGATGCGTCGCTCGAGGCGCTACTCGTAGAGTGCGAGACGGTGCTGGATCTTGTTTCGCAGTCGCCTCTTTACATGGTCCGAGCGCAGGTATGCGCTCTTCTCGCCAAGCTCGAAGCTCGCACGGGATAACGCTCCTGTTAGCACACCAGAATCCCCTTTCAAGGCCTATCTAGTCTAGTCATTTCAACGGCTTACCATCTATATCGTAACGCTTCAGGAAAACATCGAATGGCATTTCTTGATAATTCGGTTCGTTGAAAACGTTACATTTTTTGGGGTTGATAATCAAGAATGCCGACACCCATCAAGGTTGACGCGCCAGCTTACGCGGCCTGCTGGCCAAGCTGTGAAAGGTACTCGACGGAGCAGTGGCCATAGGCCCGCTCGACCGTGCTCACGGTGTCGCCCAACAGTTTGGCGACCGCGTAGATGGAAGCCCCGTCGAGCAGCAGGTGGGTGGCCCGGCTGTGCCGCAGCACGTGCGGGTGACGGCGTCCGTTGGTGATGCCGGCACGCCGTAATAGGTTCACGAAAGGCTCATAGGCCTTCCATCTGCGGCCGAAGAGCCAGCCATCCTCGGCGGCCGCGATGCGGCGATCCAGCGCCTCGCGCATCTCGGGGAAGATGGGCACGATAGGGCGGCGCTTCTTGGTCTTCCGCTCCCCGTCCTTGGCCAAGTGCACGCGGCCGAGATCGAGCCGGACCTGCTCGACACGCAGCGTCTCAATGGCGTTGCGACGGGACGCGGTGTAGTAGGCCAGCACGATAAAGTCGTGCAGCCGGCCTTCCGCTGCATCGAGCACCGTGGCCAGTTCCGCCTTAGTGATCCATGGGGCCTCTCCGGCCCGCTCCAGCGCCGCCGGCAGCTCGATCGTCGGCAGGCCAGGGCTCTCCGGCGTGCCGATCCGCTTCCATCGCTTGGCGTGATTGGCCGCGGCCTGGAGGATGCCGAGCTCACGCCGGATGGTGATGACCGCGATGCCGTCGGCGGCCCTGACCGCGCCATAGACCCGGCAGCGCGGGATGTCGACGTCGGCCAAAGGCTCGTCGCCGAAATGGGCCAGCAGTGTCTTGACGCGGGATCGCATCGTCTTCCGGTCGACGCAGTTCGGCCCTTGCTCGCTCTCATACGTCATCAACGCCTGGCGCACCGTCATGCGATCGCCTAGGCGCATCCCGGCCATGTAGCCTGAACCCGTGCTCAGGAACGCCGCGAAGGCTTTCTGCCCATCTTCAATCGTGTCAGTGCGTAGCGATACGCGCTTTGTCCGTCGAGCCTGCGGGTCATACCAGGCGGCGTAGCCGATGCCGTTACGGGTTTCAAACCAGGGTACCTTGCGCTGCGGACGAGCCATGTGATTTCCTCGATCTGCTCAAGCTTGAATAGAGATTGGCGTCTCTCAGTACGGCCGGCGGGGATCAGTAGGCCGGTTTCGACGTAGCGTTGGATAGTTCTTGGCGAGAGGTGACAAAGCTTGGCAAACTCTCCCGAGCGCATCAGCCGGTCTTTCGTTTTAGTTCTCCATACTGGTCGTTTAAAAGCTGCATGATTTTCAAACCTGTACTGAAATCGACCGCTTGGTTTAAAAACAGCCACGCCCTACCATCACCTAAGTCTTTAAAATCTAAACTAGGTTTTCGATGGCTTGCGATCTCTTCCACAGGCTGAGGCGGCAGCAAAGCATCGCGCTCTACGCCTAAAACTTTACATAGTTTTTGGAGTTGGGCCGGTCGGGGGAGGGTGCGGCCGCGGATATAGCCGGAGATGCTGTCTTCGCCGAGGCCGGATGCTCTAGCGAGCTCGGCCTGCGTCATGCCCTTGTCGAGTTGAGCCCTTTGAAGACGCTTGGCAAATTCTAGCAGCCGTGCTTGACGGTTATCGATTTCGGGTCTGCGGGATGTAACGTGAACTGTCATTGGCGTTCTAGTGTTTCGAGTGTGCCCCCACCGTTACTCTCGCTTTATAAAGGCAAAGAGGTCAAATATCAACTTTGGGTCGTGGTTATCCCCTTTCATGTTGTCGCAGTGCCCTGGTGATAGCCACTGAATCGGCGGGCGTGATCTCGGTCGGCGCATCGAGGCCTTGCTTAACCCGGTCGGGAGCCGACGGCTTAGGGTCAGGTTCCTTGCGCCATGGTTGCCAGGTGAGGCGCTGCTGCGCTTCGTGCATGACCGGGTTCCGGGTGCTCATCCCTTTAGTCCTTGGTTGACGGCTCCGCCCGGAAGTCCTCTGGGGGAGGGACCACAGGTGTGCCCTTCGCTTTCGGCGTTGGCTGCAGCTCGGCCTGATCGCCGCCATTGTATCTCTCGCTTCGCCTTTCGGGCACGATGCACTTCGACAAGAGTTCGCGCGTCTCGCGCTTGTCGATATAGAGCAAGCTGACCTCCTCCTTGCGTTGGTCAGCCACTCGATTGAGGATGAAGTAGAAGAAGCCCAGCAGACAAAGGTTCATGAAGACCAAGGCGAGCGACAACGGCTCGTGCTTCATCGAGTCCACGAACCCTAGTGCGACTTTCGCACCGGTATCTACTGGGCCTGCCATGTGATTTAAGCCGTTAGGCCGGTGTCTTTGGCGCGGCTTCGCCTTCGCCCGGCACGCGGACCCAGACCCAGCGATTGGCCTGCGGCGACCACGCCCATACCCAATGCCCGGCATCCGTTGCCGGCGGGGGCTGGGTGGGCGGCGGCTCGGTCGGCGGCTCGACGGGAGGTCCGACCGGGATCTGCGCCCATGGCGGGCTGTAGCCTGGGTCCACCGGCCCACCCGGCACTTGTGCCCAAGGCGGTGAGTACCCGGGGTCCACGGGTCCGCCCGGCGGCCGCGGCCTCGCCCACGGCGGCGAGTAGCCGGGGTCGACCGGTCCGCCGCCCTGTCCGCCCGGGGGCACTTGCGCCCACGGCGGCGAGTAGCCAGGGTCCACTGGCCCGGGAACAATCGGCGGGAGCGGGCTGTCGGCTGGGACTCCAAGGATATTGACTGTCTGGCCAGGCTTAACCGTAATCGTAGCCATTTCTAGTTCTCCTTGTTACGCCGCATCGGGTTTCAGTGCGGCTTTGAATTTTGTGTAGTAGCCCTTGATTGTTTCCGCCTTGTCCAATGCGTTGACTATCTTCCTCGCATTGTAGGCGTCCTCGATCTTCTTCGCGTGGTCGAAAAACTTGGGCAATCCGACGCCCGTAAACCACCCCCCAATCATCCCGTCGAAGAGCACAAGCGCCGACGTCTCGTCCTCGAGCATGCGGTGCGGGTATTGATGCATAGGGGCGTCGACTTTGTAGTGGGCCAGGAGCGCATCCTGGCCTTTCTGGTAGTTCGCCTCCCAGGTGAGCTGGACGTGCCCGCGCCCGTAATAGCACTGCTTGTAAGGCCCAGTCGGCTCGCCGTATGACTTGCCTTTCCCCTGCCCGTATTCCTCGATCGGCACCATCATGTAAGCCGTCTCGTGGAAGGCGGTCGCGAATGCGTAAGCTAGCCAGTTGTGGCTGTTCGCCGCCGCCTTCTTCTCGAAATATTTCTCCCATTGATCGAGCAGGTAGTTCATCCCGTCCACCTGGCGCTGGGTCAACTTGCCATTGAACAGGCTCTCCCTCACTGAAGAAAAGAAGAAATCTCGGTTGTAAGGCATCAGGGCTGTTCCTGCTGGTTCTCTTCTTGCCGGCGCTTGATGTCGCTAAGCGCGTTCCCAGGCGCCTGCAGCAGGTAGCTCTTGAGCTTCTGCTGCTGCATCGGCGTCGCACGGCCGTTGCGCACGCCGTCGGCGATGGTGCGCGCCACGTCGGGGTTGAACAGCGCCTCGCGCCAGGCCCGTGCGGCTTCCTTCTCGTTGAAGTTGTTCAAGACGCGCAGGCCTATGTCGGCTGACAGGTAGCCCTTCGGGACACGCCCGCTCATGAAGGCGAAAGCCTTGTTGAGCACGGAAGGAATGCCGGAGCCTGTCAAACCCTCGACGGCCGATGAGACTGTCGCCGGCGCTTCGGCGGCACCTTTGGGAGGTGGTAGCCGGCCTTCGACCTCGGCGGCTCGCGCGATCGTCTCGAGGTCGCTCATGTGCTCCGGCGTCAGCACGTGGCTGAGCGAAACGGCGTTGTCCGCCATGAACTGCCGGAGCTTGGCCGGGTCTGGGAGGGTGCTGGCCGTGCCGCCGCCGGCGCCGGTGGCCCGCTCCCAGACGGCGCGCCGTAATGCGGCTTCTGCGTCGGGGCCAGCGGCTTTCGCATTGGCGGCGATCTGGCGCATGACGCGAGAATCTTTCAATCCGGCATCGATGACCTCATGCGGCTGCTTGCCGAGCATACTGGTGAGGTTCTCGTCGGCAGTGGCCCGACGCGCCGCCTCGGCCTCGCCCAGCCGCTGGTAGAGCGCGGCCGGATCTCGCGCCGATACGGCTTCTCTTAGCCAAGGGGCCTCGTCGAGCACGCGCGAATGCGACCTGACCCATTTGGCTACGTCGTCGGGGCCTATCACGCCGCTGGGGCCGACGCCGCGGCGGATGTCGTCAAGTGCCGCATTGATGACGGTGTCGCGCGCGCCTGCGTCTTGCCCGTGAATCAGGTTGAACTGGCGCATCTCGGAAGCGTTGTTGGGGCCAAGCAGGCGAGGGATGATGTCCTCCGGCTTGATGACCTCCTGGCCGCTTGCGCGGGTTGCGCCGAGCTCCGCGCCGAGATCCTGCCGGAAACGCGGCACATATTGCTCGCGGTAATAGCGATTATAGTCGGCGAGACGGCTCTGGATGGTGCTCGGCTGTTCGGGCGGCAATGGCGCGCCAGGCGCCGCACCGCGGGCGATCGGCATTGCGGCCGGTGCACTTGGCCCGCCCGGAGCCGCGGGAGTGCCCTGGGCGTTCGCCAGCGCCTTTCTGTAGACGTCTGTCAGCCCCTGCCGGTATTGCTGGCTTTCCGCTTCGGTTCTCGCGTGCCTGACGACCTGTTTTTCTGCATCGGCAATCAGGTTCTGCAAATCCTCTGGGCTGACCGATTTCAGTCTGGCCAAGTAATCGGTTGCGAATTTCGATCCGGCTTGCCGCATAGGATCGACGGCGGCTGCAGGCGCTTGCGGGCCGGAGATGCGCTCTTGCGGCGCTGGCAGACCGAGCACTGGCGCTTGCGGCGCTTGCGGACCAGGTGCCGGCGCTTGCGAGATGCGTGCGACCTCGGCGTCGATGCCATCGCGCGTCGCGGCAAGCGCAGCGCGCGCATCGGCCGCCTCGACCGATTGAACCGGGCCCAGCTGCCGGAGCTTCTGGCCGACCTGCTGACGCGCAGTCAGCAGGCTGTCGATGTCGTAGGTCGGCGCCACGCGCCCGGCCGGCTGCCCTTGCGCGTCGAGGATAGCTTGTGGCCGGGCGTTGCCCAGGATCTCCCGAACCTTCGGCGGGATGACCGGATTGGTCAGGTCGGTTCCGAGGTTGTTCAGCCGGCCGACGATGGCGTTGTAAAGGCTCGTTGTCGGCTCGCGGAAGGTGCCGCTTGGATCGATGGCGGCACGCAGCCGCTGGACCTCGGCATTCGCGGCACGTTCGGCGACGTCCGTCGCGCCGCGAATCTGCGTTCCTGTCTCGATCGTCGAACGCTCCGGCAACGCCGCCGTCGCATCGCGGATCTGGTTCTCGAGGCCGGCCGGACCTTGTGCCGCGGCACGGTCGGCGGCTTGCGCCTGCCGGGTCAAGAGGTCGATGACCTGCTGGTCGGCGGGAGCCGCGCCTTGCACGGGCGGCACACGGCCGCCAGCGAACGCATCGATGGCGGCTGCGTTCGCGGCGCTTTGCCCGCGCAGGTTCGTCAGATCCTCTCCGGTTGCCTTCTCGCCTAACGTTCGCTCCATATTGAGCAATGGTTGCGAATTCATCGACTTGGCGACGCTCGGGTTGAAGCCGGGAATCGCCTGTCTCAATGCCTGCGCCTCGTCGAGGTTTGCCTGCGCGCCCGGTGTGGCCATCGCCTGGCCCAGGTTACCGGCAACACGGCTCTGCAGTTTCGCCGATTGGCGCTCGGCCGCCGCGGCCAGCGCCTCTTTGATCCAGCTGCCGGAATTCGGGTTCGGTATGGAGGGGTCCGCGTAGATGCCTTCGCGGTTGGCATACTGGGTAGCGGCCAGGCCACGATCGGCGACGCCGGGCGCCATGCCCGCCGCGGCATCGACGATCCCCGGCGCGACCTTGGCGACAGTGCGAGCGATGATCCCGGTCGGGCTGATCCACTTCGGATAGGCCGCTGGGAGGACGCCGCCGAGCGCGCCGCCGATCGTCTCGCCCGCCACGCCGAGATTGTCCTTTCCGATCTCGGCGCCGAGGCCGGAGCCGATATTGGCAGCGACGTCGCCGGCGGCGAAACCGACGGGCTTTGCCGCGGCCGTCTCGGCGACGGTCGTGGCCGCCTGTTTCAGGACAGGCATCTCGTAGAAAGGCATCGTACGCGATGCCGTCAGCGCTGCGCCGAACGGGCCTGCCGCGGCGGCTAATGGCAGATTCAGCATGGCCTGATTGCCACCGCGCATGGCGCCCCGCTCGAAGACATTCTCCGGCTGCACCGGATCGCGGTTGACAAGCTCCTGGTAGGCCGCGGCTGGCTGGTCGAACGGTTCTGGTAGCCCCAGCAGCTTGGCCAGTTGCGCTCCGATGACGTGGCCGGCCGCGGACGGCGCCAGCAACATGCTCGCAGCAGCCCTGTTGGCGCCCTCGAGCGCCGCCACGCCGGTGCGGCCGAATTCGAAAGGGCGCTCGACCGGTTTGTCGGTGAGCGGATCGATACGCTGGTATCCGCCGGCGGCATCGGCTTTGTCGGCTTGCGCCGCGGCGTCGATCAGGCCGAAGCCAGGCTGTGCGGCAGGCGTCGGCGGCACTGGGACGGCACCTTGCGGCAGCGGCACCTGGGGTTTGGCGTTGGGCGCGACCAGGTCGTCGAACAGGCCGGTTGTCCGCGGGGGAGCTGCGGCGGGCGCGACCAGATCGTCAAACAAGCCTGGCATCTAGAAAGTCCCGCCGGTGGTGCCCGGCTGCGCGGTGTTGAGGTCGAGGCCCCAGTTGCGCAAGCGGCCCATGATGGCTTCGCGTGCGGCGGGATTGGCCTTGATGGCGGACTGGGCCTCGGCGATCGCCTGATCAGCCGTGACGCCGGCCGGCAATTTGGCTGGAGCCGTGGGCGCTGCAGTCGGTGCGGCTGGTGCGGCTGGTGCCGGCCGCCCCGCTGCTGCTCGCCCAGCAGCGCCTTGCGTGATCGCCGCCAGCGCCGCCTCGTTCTCTGCCAGGCGCTGCTGGTAGTCCTGCAGGATCTGCGGTGATGCAGTCGACTGGATGACGTTCCGGATGATCCCGTTCTGCTGCAGCAGATAGGCGTGGATCTGCCCGACATTGCGCGCCACCGTCTCGGGGTTCTCGAAAGCGCTGCCGGAAGGCAGCATGCCTTGCACGATGGCCTGTTCCCTCGAGCCCTTGGCCGCCGAGTTGAGAAGCGCCGGCTTGATGGTCTGGTCGAAGATGGCCAGCGTCTGCCGCGCGCGCTCCGTCTGCGGGTCGAGCTCCGGCAGCGCGCCGCCCGTGACGGCGCCAACCAACGCGTTGGCATGAGATCGCACCGCGGCCGGCAGGCCGGATGCGGTCAGCGCGGCCCTGGCGATGTCGCCTTGCAACGGGTTGGCGCCTGCATATTGCGACGGGGCCGCCGCCTGCTGCTTGGCTATGGCGGTACGGGCTTCGCCGGTGGCGGTCGTCGGGTCGCCGCGGACCCATTGTCCCGAGGTCGCATCGACAACCTTGCCGCTCGGCAAGGTTATGGTACGGCCGCCGTCGAAGGATTGCCCGACGACATTCGTGCTGACCTCCGTATAGGGGATGGCATCCGTGGCGATGCCCATGATCTTCTGCAGCGGGTAGGGCATCTGGCTCAGGTCGCGCGATTGCCGCGGCGCGGTCGGAGCCGCGGTGGGGGCCGCTATCGGCGCATTCACGTCGAGCGTATCGCCTGAGGTGGCCGGCGCCGTGGTCGTGAGGGCAGGCGCAGCCGGCGCCGACGGTCCCGACGGCGCACCGCCACCTATCCACTGCCTGAGAAGCAGCGCCTTGACCTGGTCCTCGCTCTGCGCCGGGGAATAGCCGGCAGGCGCTGTGCCGCCACCGATCGCGGCCTTGGTCGTCCACACTGGATTGCCGTTGGCGTCGACGCCTTGAACCGGCTCGAGGCCGGCTTCCTGAATTCGCCCCTGTGCCGTGATCTGCGCGGCACGCTCCTGCGCGGCCGCTTGGCGCTTGGTGATCAGATCGTTGATCAAGAGGCGATTGGCTTCCGCCTGATTGGTGCCGGCCACGGTGCTCGCGAATGGCTCTCCGGCGGCCAGCGAAGCCCGCGTTGCGATATCGCCGCCGACCGGGTTGCCCTGGTCGTCATAGACCTGGGACCGGCGATATCCAGCGAGGTTCGCGGCCGACACGTCGCCGAGGATGGCGTTGGCAAGCGCCGGGTTGGAAGCGATGTCGCCACCGCCCCTGACGAAATCGGCCAGCGACTGCTTGCCCTGGATGCCTTGCCGAAGCTGGCTTCCCTGCAGAAGCGCTCGCGCCGTCTCGGCGTTCTTGTAGTCGCGCGACGCCGTGTCCATGAACGGCCCCGCCAGCCCCTGGAACAATCCGCCGAGTGAGCCGACCGCCGGCGGCGCATCGGCCGGCACTTGCAGCAATTGCGCCTGCGCGGCTTGCGGCGCCGCGATCTGCGGCATCGCAATTCTTTGTCCGATGATGTTGGCCATCAGATTGGCCCCGCGGCGCGGCCGTAAGCGGCTGTTCCAACGGCGGCTGGCGTTGTCGGCACGAGCCCTGACAGATAGCCCGTCGTCGTGTTGAACAGATTACCCAGACTGTTGGCGATCGCCGGCGCCTTGCCGGAGCCGGCGATGGCGCCGCCGAGTTGGCCCAGCCCGGTCAGCGCCGCGCCCGCGCCGGAGGTGACTGGTGGGGCTTGGTAGACAGGCGCCGGAGGTGCAGGCGCCTGGGTCGGGAACGGCGTCGCTATGGGCGGCTGCTGCGTGAAACCGGCGAGCTGCTGCTGCCCCGGCAGCATCTGGCTCGTCAGGGTGGCGGCGGCATTGGTGTTGGCGATGTCGCTGCCGGCCCGCGTCACCGCGGCGTCGTTGCCGGTCCAGGTGTCGGTATAGGCGCCGAGGTTGCCAAGGGCAGCCGCCCTGGCGCGCGATGCGGCATCGCCAGTCGCGGCAGCATTGCGGAAGGCCTCGGCGACGGCGGGCGATGCATTAGCGCCGGTTTCCGCCGCGGTGATCGGCTGCGCGGGCAGCATGTTGGCATTGATGGCGGATGTTCGCCCGATGGCGGCCTTGTCATAGGCGGCGGCCTGGCTAGGCCCGCTGAAACGTGAGATCAGGTCCGAGATCGTCTTGTCGTTAGTGCCCTGATTGACGTCATATGAGCCGATGGCCTTATCGCGCTGCACGTTCTCGGCGTTAGCCGCAGCACTGTCCTGTGCGATCTGCTTCAGGTTGGCGAGGTTGACTTGCTTCTGGTAGTCGCCCCAGCGCTCCTGGTCGGCGAGGTTGTACTGGAAGTTCTCGGCGTTCTGCTGCGATGCCGCGATCGCCGCGTTGCGGTTGTTCTTCTGGGTCGCGGCGTTGGTCATCGCCCCGCCGGCGACGCTCGCGGCAGTGCTCGCGCCCAGCAACCCTAAGGTGATTGGGTCACACATTTACGACGTGACGTAGCTGGAGCCGGTCGCTGACGGCACCGGCGCCTTGACACCGGTCGGCGCCGACAACCCGACACCGGAATTCATGTTGGCGAGCGCTGCCGTCTGGAAGGGCTGCACGAGCGACGCGAACAGGGATGAAACCGGCGTCTGCGTGGAACCGGCGACCGGCGTGACGGACGGCGACGGGATGCCGGCCTGCGACACGCCGGATCTCGCGAGCGCGGTCGCATTGGCTTCGGCCGTGGCCCCCAGGGCTGCCGGGTCCTCCGCGGTCAATGCGTCCTGAGAAAGATTGCCCCTCGTCGTCGCCACCCGCCCGCGCAAGGTGTTGGCGATATCCGCACCTTGAGAGGAGATGTCGCCCAGCGCCTTGTTGGTCGTCTGGTCAAGGTCGGAGAGATTCTGCGCCGATACGGATGAGCCGCCGAGCCCACGGCCAGCCAGCGATGCGACCAATTTATCGCGCGCATTGGCCGCTGCCATCTTGACCGCAGGGTCGTTGGCGTCCTGATACGATTTCACCAGGCTGTTGTAGTAATCGTCGTTGAACTGGCCGAATTGCTGGTCTATCGCAGCGTTGTTCGCGGCTACGTCGGCTGTTCGCTTGGTGGCGATGGTATCGGCCTTGTCCTGCGCCTTCTGGACGACGGCCATCGACTGATCGAATTGCCGTTGCTGGGCGTCGTTCTGCGCCTGCTGCGCGGCGGCCTGCTGCTGGTAGAGCCGATCCTGCTGGGCCTGCAGCGCTGCGGCCTCGTCCTTGGCCTGCTGCGCCTGCTGGATGGCGATCAGGCGTTGAGTGTGGGCGTTGCCCCCGCCGAGCAGGCTGGAAAGGTCACACATGGGGGCGGCCCTTGTTGGCCGGTGGCGCGACCCGGTCGTTACGCACCAAAGGCAGGTTATCATGGATTGGCTCAAATCGGAAAGTAGAGCGGCCGTTTTCACATCCGACAAGATGCCCACCGAGCAGGCGATACCAGCGGACGACCTCCGGGTGCGTCGATCGCGTGCGGCTGATGAAGATGTCGCCTGGATGATTAGCCATCAGCTTTCGCACGAAACGCTGCATGAGCCTCACCCCTGCCGCGCCCATGTCGAAATAGCGCTGGGTGCCGCCGAAGCTCGTGCGCCATGCGCCGGGTTGCCAGGCACCGAACCCGAAGACGAAGAGTGGGCCCAATTCATCGCGGACGCAAAAGACGTGAGAAACCTCGAATTCGGGCTCTTCCTCTTCGCGCATCATCTCCGCACGCGAGACGGCCGAAAGGTTCGCGAAGACCTCGCGGATCTCGGCTGTGCTCGCGTTGTTGACGGTGATCATTCTTCATCCACCGTGTAGCCCAACGTCATGTTGGAGATGGACGCCTGCCCAGCCGCCGTGCAGATGGCGCGCACCGCCACGTAAGGGAATTCGCCAATCGCCGGGATGATGGTCAGGTCGTAAGAGTTTTTGCTGATCTTGCCGATGTGGATGGTCCGGGTGTCGTCGTCGGGATCGACCAGGAGATAGATGTCCCAGACGTTCTGGCAGGCCATGCTGAAATCGATCCAGGCCTTGACCTTGTCGGGCGATTGCGCGGAGACGAAGGACGTCTCGATCAGCGACGTCAGCTCGCCGGCATTGGCGTAGGTCGTCCCGTTGAGCCCGCCATAGAGGTAAATCGTGTCGTTGGCGCCGCCGCCGATCGTCGAGCGCGCGTAAAGCTGGCGTTTACTCGCCGTGAAGTCCGTCGCGGTGAAGCCCGGCTGCTGGATGCTCCAGGCCGTGACCTTGGAATTGGGAAAGTAGGACAGCGTAAAGATGTCGGGTCCGATCGCCATCATGAAACGACCGTCCAACGGCTCTATGGCGCTGCAGGATCGGGACGCCACGACCTCGCCGACGCTCGAATACCAATCGTGAATCAGCAGATCGATGGGCGAGCCGACATCGCCGACAAATGGTGTGTTAATAACATCGCGCGACTGAACACTTCTCACACCCGTATCGTCGAAATAGAATACATCCGTGTTGCCGTATGACAGGACGGAATTCGGTGCGAGCGTTCCGGTGTTCTGCAATGGATTGCGGAAGTTCGTTTGCGTCGCGTCCGACTGCAGGTCGTAGATGCGAATGGAGCGGCGGGAGAACAACGCCACATAGATTTGATACGGCGCGAGGCACAGCATCGGGTCGCTGCCTTCGGAATCATTGGCGACGGAGATGAAGCCCGGACCGCTCGCAGGAAGGCCGCCAGTCATGACGGTCGGGTCCGACAATGCGCAGTAGCGCAAGAGGTTGCCGGCAGGGAAGTAGATCCGCTGTTTGTAGGTGAAGGCGGACGTGCCGTATCCGGACGCCCGGCCTGTCGCGAAATAGCTCGTCGTGACCGAGGCCGCGATCGTGATCGTGTAGGTGGAATTGGTCACATAGGTGCCGCCGAGCGTGGCGCGGACGACCTGGGCAACTGGGGCGACGGCGGTGACGCCGCCGGCAAAAGCCGTGTTCGTCGTGCCAAAGGCGCCGTTGACCGTCGGCACGATGGCAAGGCCGTTGGGCGACGCGCCGGTGCCGGTGGCGGCGAACACCGTCACTACGTTCCCCGTGACGGACGCCTGGTAGCCGGATGCGCTGGTGTTGTTGGTGATCTCCACCGCCACGGCGTTCGCGGTCGTAGGATTGTCGATGAGGTAGGGCACCGGCGCCGTGATGAGATGCACGCCGGAGATGGTGAGGTCGGTCAAGGTGCCAGTCACGCCGGAGGTGATGGTCAGCGTGCCGCTCGAGCGTACCTCGGTGACGGCTGGAACATTGGCCTGGAGCGTCGTGAGGGTGATCGTGGCAGGCCCGGCAACAAAAGACGTCGCCGTGAACGGGACACCAGGGACGTCGGCTGTGATCAGGATGTCCGAGCCCGACGCCGTCGCGTGCACGGCCGCATCACCGTCGACCTTGCTCGCAAGGTAAGCCGCGAGCGTCGTCTGCGAGGAATTCGCATCGGACAGCGCGTCCCAGGCCGTCATGTTTACGCCGTTGTACCAGTGGTGGATGTTGCCGTCATTGTATTCGGCAATGACGTAGTACTGGGCCGCGAACACGGTGACCTTGAGCAGACGTGTCATGGTCGTGCCAGGGTCCAGCCGCTGGTACTGCACGCCGACCGGCATGGAGCCGGCGAGGTTGGCCGACCCGAACACGGTCAGTTGTCCGTTGATGTTGGAGAGCCCGAAGGTACCGGCTGGGAGCGTGTAGGTCGGCACCCACTTCTTGGATCTTTCCAGATCGCCGCCGCGGCTGATGACGGCGTTGGTCAGCGTCCAGAGGGTGCCGGGGGGCGCCGCGGCACGCGGCCGGCGGTGATCGAGCCCATACTTGAAATCGGCGACGACGACGGATGGCACCTAAGCACCTTGCACGCGCAGCACCACGCGATTTGGGACTTCGGACGGGAGCTCGCCATTGATGGCGACTGTGCGTCGGTCTGACGCCGCATTGGCGATCTCGTCGGTGTAGAGCTCGGACAATTCGAGCTTCATCTCCTGCAGGACTAATTGGTTGGTGATGAAGCGGCACGCGGCTTGCAGCACGACTAATTTATCATCGAGAAGGCAGATGTCGGTGTCGGCGACGAGCGGCGTTATGGCGACAGTGCCCTGCACATAGATCCGCTGGCCGTTGTCGTTGGAGATCGGCCACAACTCCATCATCTCGATGCCGTTGACCCACTTGATGTCGTAACGCGAGACGGGGTTGCCGCCGCGTGCCCCGGCGTAACTGTCCCAGATCGCGTATTCGCGAAAACCTATTCCACGTGGAACAGGGGTATTCGAGGAACCCCAGAAATTGCGGACCTCGAGGATGCGGGTGGAATCACATCCTGCCGGAAGGCCGAAGAACTGCTGGCCGGCATTGGCGACGAAGGGCGTGAAGGTCGATTCGAGGTGTTTCCAGGCCGTAGCCTTCCACAGCTTCTCATAGGCGCGGTTGATGGCCCAGTTGAGGCGCGGGATGTCGTCGGGCCCGACCGCAGGATCCGTGCTGCGACCGAGCTCGTCGCGCAGCCCCTGGCGAAGCTCGAGGAAGGGTCGGTTTCTCAAGGATCACAACCATCACAAATAGAGGGAGGTGCAGGCGGGATCGGGATCTCCCTGCACCTAGCCGATTGCCGGAAAGCTGTCGCAGCCGAGCCTAAGCGGCCGGATGCCGCCGACCAGCTGCAGCAAAAGCAGGATCAATATGAGGACGCCGACCACCATGATGACGACCTTCGCCACCTGGCCGAAGGGAGCCGGCAGCGGCAGCATGTCGACCACATAGATCAGGAGCCACATCACCAATCCAAGAATGACGATGTAGACGACGAGGAGAATGAGCGTCTCGATCATCGCCGTTTGCCCTGTGGCGGGGGTGCTTGCGGAGGTGGTTCCGGCTTAGGCTCTTCCGGCGGCGGTGCCGGTGGCTCCGGCGGGGGTGCTGGCGGCTCTTCCTGCGGCGCGGCCTCTTCGGGTTTCACCGGCTCCTCTTTCGGCACTTCCGGCGGCGGCGGCACGACGTCGATCGGCTTCTCGTTGGGCCTGTCCGGCAGGGGGCCGCCATCCACATGGGGCTGATTCACAGGGGGCGGCGGCACAATCACATTGGGCTTTGCTTCGGGCTCTTTGGCCATGTCACTTCCCTCGCTTGGCTACGGGCTTCGGCCGTCCCGCCGTCCTAAGTGCAATTGCGACGGCTTGCTTCTGCGGTTTGCCGGCTTTTATCTCGGTCTTGATGTTCGACGAGACCGTCTTGTTGCTGGTGCCCTTCTTCAATGACATTTCGGCCTCTCCTTCCTTGACCCAATCTCGAAAGCGTTGTGTCGGCTTGGCGACTTCCGGCTTTAACTCCGGTTTAGGCTCCTCGGCCTTCGGCTGCTTGCGGGCTGCGGCCGGCTCTACTATCAGCCTGCAATAGCTCCCGGTGTCCGGCGGCTTCTCGGTTTCCGGCACGACAGGCACCTCGGTGCGCGAATACATGTGCCCGTACATGTCGAGCACACCGAGGTTCACAGCGCCGCTCTCGTGCACATAGGCGACGATGCCCGCGAGTGGGTTCACGCCGTCGCTGCCGGCGGGCTCGTCCGCAGCCGGATGATACTGGACGCGCTCACCTATGGCGGTCACGACACGACCTCGCGGCCATGCGCGGTGCGCTTGATCGGCGCCGGCCCTTGCGGCGCGGCCGGCAGCACGATGTCGTCCATGATCTTGGCGACCGGAGCACCGAAGACCGCCGTGATGATCTTGGAGCCATAGATATTGCTTAAGCGCTCCCGCTCCTCGTCCTCGCTGCGCTCGACCTCGGCGGCGGCAAGCTGAAACGGCTTGCCCTTCTGCTCGGGGAGCGCAAACTCGTCGATGTTGACGTGATCGGTGAACTCGTTCTTGGCGGGCGTGATGTCGGTCACGGCATCCTCGCCATGAATGGTCTTCAGGATCTTGATCTCGGACGCCGTGATGCCCTTCTTGACGATCTCGTGGTTGATGCCGGTGCCCACGAGGTGAACGAAGGCGTTGTACAATTTCATGGTGTGATCTCCGGGGCCACAGGCGCCTTGACGATGGGTTCCGGCAGGGTCGTGTCGACATCGGATGAAGGCCGCTGGATGGAGCCAACGACCTCGTAGAAAGAGAACAGGCGTTCCGCCTTGTACATGCCGGACGGATCGTCGGTGATCATTCGGTAGATATCGCCACGGCGCATGAACACATACATGTTGTCGTTATAGACAAGCGCCGTGGCGATCTCTTCCATTTACGTCGTGCTCTGGGCCAGACCTGGGTAGCGAGCCGTCGGAACAGACAGCACCACGCTGAAGTTGATGGTTCCGTTGGGCGTGGCGTTCGGTGTCCAGGTGCCGCGAACATCACCCGTGACGTTCGTGGGCAGTGAATTATCACCAGCGACGAAGACGCCCGCCGTCGGGATGGCGCCATCCTGGAGCTCGCGGAGTGCCAGCGCCGGCATAGGCAAGTAGACGGGAAGCCCATAGACCTTGCCGAAGCCGACGGAGACGTTGCCGGCGGTCGCAGCGCTCATCGCGATGCGGGTGATGGACTTGAACGCCTTCTTGCCCAGCACCGGCGTGGTGCCGTTGAGGGAAAGGCGCTCCGTCATCACCTGACCGTATTCGTCGAGGCCGAAGACGGTCGCCGTCTGCGTGGTGTCGCCGGCGGAAGCCGAGACGATCTGACAGTTGACCGGCATGGCGTTGATCAAATTCGCCGCGGCGGCGAGCGTCAAATTGCCGGCAGCTCCGACCGCCTGCGCGGCAGCGAACTGATTGGTGACGGCAGTGGGCAACGCGCCGAAGTCGACGAACGCAAGCGTGAAATTCTGCGTCCGCAACGTGTTTGCCGTCGGCCTTTGGGGTTGGTCGTCGAGAAATCCAATGTAGTTGGATTGCAGCCGACAAGTCGTGTTCGCCGGAATGGAAGTTGCGCCGTTCCAGGTCACGGTGGCGTTAGAAGCGCCGTAGGAGATCGAGAAATCGTTCGGGCAGAAGGCTCGCGTCTGCAGCCCTTCCACGTACATCTCCTGGCCATAAGTGCCACGATAATTGCCCGCGTTCTTGCCCGCGGGATAAGCGAAGGTGAGCGTTCCGCCGTTTGGCACAGCAGCGGAGACGGTTGTTGAGAGTACATCCCAAGCCATTTTAAGTCCTCCTTTCTGCTATGGGTTTACGGGAAAGCGTAGACGCCGTGGCAATTACGCTGATCTGCGATCATGCCACCAACCCACGTCTTCGCTTTGTAGAAGACATACTTGTCCTCCGGCCGCGGCGGCGTGTGCTCCTTCTCATCCTCGCCCTCGATGACGAAGGGGGTGAGGCGCGCGATGTCCAGGACGTAGAGATACTTCGCCTGGTTGAGGTCGTCTAAGGTCGGATCGTAGAAGATGTCGATATTGCCGACCTGGATGTCCCCGACGGAGAGATCCTTCTTCTGGGCGTAGCCGGTCATCGTGAAAGTGCCGTTGGCCCGGTATTCGGCTTTCAGGCGATCGATCATGGACGAGCCGGCGACGCCGATATTCGGGTTGCCGCCGAAACGCCTTAGCTGCGGGATCTCAAAGTCGAGAGTACGGAGCACGGCTTGCGTCGCCGCGGAAGCGCCGAGCGAGATCGCCGTCGATGCACGGTTCTGCCACTTGACGTTCAAGGCCGCATCGATGCCGCCGACGACACCGACGGTCGGAGTGGGCGACACCCAGCCCTGGACACCGGGAAAGGCGAGGGCGGACTGCGTGCCGTCCTGCCAGAAGAGAGCGTTAAGGCCGCGCTCGAACCCTTCTTGCATATCCTTGATCTTATATTCAAGAATATTGACTAGCATAGTGAGCTCACGATCGGTGTGCTCTACAGTCTTGTCACCGACATCGTCGACGACGGAGATGCCGTCGTGCAGTAATTCATGCATCGTGATGTTGATGCCGACGTGGAACAGGCGCCACGGGGCGGTCACGCGCTTGATGTTGTTGGGGGAGCCGTAGGTGACGGTGTCGTCGTACTGGAAGCCCTGCAGGACAGATTCGACCTGCATGTTGACGGGCAAGCTCACCAGGCCTTTGCCGCCTGGGATGGTCTTTTGCTTGGCGCGCATCTTGCTCAACAGCGGACGGGCTTGGATGTGCTGGTCGCGCCAGCCGCCCTTCCGCATATAGAAATCAAGAGTTGAGTTAGCGACGCCCTCTATTTGTGCGAGGGTAAAAGGCACAGGGGAGATCCTTGTCGTCTAGCGAGCCAGCGCCAGCCTTGCGGCTTCCAGAGCCGTCTTGGGCTCAGCCACGCCGTCTCGTTGCGAAGCAACTCCGCGCAGGCCGGTCATCGCTCGCGGCGCCGGCCGTAGCTTTGCAAGCTCGTCGGAAACCTGCTTGTAGACGGTGTCGAGCATGGCCCGCACGTCTTGCGGCGACCTCGGCGTGCCGTTCTTCAGCAGGGCATTTTCGACGAGCGCAAAGATCCTCGGTTGCTTCAAGGCCCAATCCGGGTCCGTGCGCGCCCTTTCGCCTTCCCATGCCGTGGCAGTCTGGGTACCCATCGCGACGAGCTGGCCTTGCATGTGCTCCTGCCGGAGCTGCTCGGCCCGCTGACGCTGCTCGGCAGTCGTCTCAGTCGCTCTCTTCGCAGAGGCCTGGGCGGCTGCTAGCTGTTGCGCATCCTCTCGTGTCAGAAAGCCTCTCTGGACACGGTCCTCGAGCTGCGGCGGAAGCAGCAGGCCCTTGAACTCGGCCAGCTCCTTCGCACGAGCCACCACGTAATCCCACGCGGCGTCAGGATTTACTTTCAAGTTCTTCACGAACTCGATGGCCTGAACGACTTGCTCCGGCGTGTAACCGCCCTCGCGGAAGAAGTTCTGGACCTCGCCGAAAGCCTTGGCTTGCTGAGCGAAGGTAGTGGCCCGCTCGTTGGCCGTCTTGCTTTCGCCGATCAGAAAGCGGATGCGCTCCTGGGTCTTTCGATTGAGACGCTTAAGCTCGTCCGGTGATAAGTCGGCATTGCCTACGGCGTCCACTGCCTTGGCCGGGTCGACCTGGGCGGCCGGGTCCTGGCGCTGCGGATCGGGCGATGCTCCGCTTTCGGTCTTCTGTGCTTCGAGCGCAGACTTTACGCTGTCTAAGACAGAAGGCCCGCCCTCGGGTGACGAGTCCGCAGTAACGTCAGTCAACGGCTCCGTCGGTGTGACATCGGCCGGTATTTCTTGGGCGAGGTCGATACCCTCTGGCAAATTTACGCCTCTTGAATTCGCGGAATGTCGGCTTTTTCAAGTTTCAAGTCAAGCAGCTGCACTTCCAGGCACTGGCCCGGCCGTCGGGGTGGGCACGTTATGGCCTGGTCCGGTCAGCGGCGGTCGCTGACCAGGGAATTGCGGCTGCGGCCGCGTGGTGACCGGGCCTTGCGGCTGGGCTGCGTTCTGCGGGCCTTGCGGGCCTTGGGCATTCGGATTGTCCATCGGGTTGGCGCCGGGCTGCGAGGCCTGGCCGGCGGCTGCGTTGAGCGCGGCGATGGAGGGGGCGCCGGCGAGGAAGACGTCGTCGACGTCCATGTCGAGCAACGGCGCGATCTTAGTCCAGATGGCCTTCGGGTTGCCGCCGGGGGTCTGGAGCACGATCGGCATGGCGCGCTCCCACTTGGCGAGGTCGGCGGAGGCGTTGCGGCGCCCGGATGAGCCGGCCATGACGTCGAGGTAGAGGTCTTTGGAGATGTCCTCGCGGGACGACGGCATGTCCGGCCAGATGGCGCCTGGCCCGACGATCTCCAGCACCATGTCCTTCGACATGTTCAGGAGCATGAGCTCCCCTGTCGCGTGCGCGAGGTCCGAGAGGACGTCGTCGAGATCGTCCACACTATCTGCGATGGCGGCGGTTCGGCTTTCTTCCGCGATCGAGGACTGAGTGGCCGTCGTATCCGAGCTAGAGCCGCCAATATTAGCTTCCTGAGAGCCGACGGTGCGCAAGATATCATTGAAGGAGCCCTCCACCTCGTATTGCTGCGGATCAATAGGAAATGTCTTGCCGAGCGCGATAAGGTTGTTGACGTCCTGACCGGGTTTCAGGCCGCGCAGTTCGAGCAAAGCGCCGGTCGCGAAACTCGCGAGCTTGACCTTGTCCTCCTCTTGCACGGCTCCCGCCGGTGCGAAGTAGCGCGGCTTATTGGCCTGGCGGTGCTCCTTCAGCCCCTGGCGGCTGGCATTGTACGACATTTGCGTATCCCTTAAGAGCATGACATCGCTCTCGGGATGGATCTGGACCTCCGATTCGGGCTCGTTGAACACGAGCGGGAAGATCGGCCAAAAGCGGCTGATGACGACCTCGGGGATGCCAGGTTCGCGCAGGAAATCCGGATACCCCTCACAGATCTCGTGCACGCGGGCCCGGTCCTTGCCGCCGGTTGAATTGCGCCGGTCCGAATCATCGATGATGTCTGAACGGCTGGCGCCCTCCTGGTCGTTCTTCGGCCCGGTGTAGGCGGTGAAGGACGAGCCGACGTCGACCTTGTAGATTTCAAGGATCTCGTCGGGCATCAAGTCGAAGCTATGCGCCACCCAGCGAGCGCCGGCGAAGGTCTTAAGGTTGCGGCACTTGGGATCGATGAGGATCTCGTGAGCTGCCGGGAAATCGAACACCGGACCTTCACGGACGACAATGTAGGCCTGGTTCTGCAATTGCTGCTGAAGCAGACGGAGCTCCTCCATCTTGGCGTCGTCCGGCTGGATGTCGCCGTCCGCCACTTCCGCCTGCATCGCTTGCAACGCGGAAATCTGGGAGGTCACGTCATCGATCTGAGCCGCGATCTCCGGGCGCTGCTCGAGCACGCGCTGAAAACACAATTTGACGTAACCGACGCCGGTGACTTTGCTGCGCCGCAGCGCAGACTTGAACTGGGTCTTGAATTTGACTTCCTGGGCTTTCAGAAAATAGTCCCAGAGGATCTCGAGCGTCTTGCCAGCGCCGTCGACCATCCGGTTGTACTGCTGGACCTGCTGGATCTCCTGCACGATCGCCAACGCATTCGGGTCAATCGCCGGCTGGCCGGTCATCGGATCGACGATCGGCTGCCCGGTCGTCGGATCGGTCGGCGGGTTCTGCACCGAGTGGATCGCGGCCATGAAGCTTTCCGGCTGGCCGTCCCAGATTTTGTACATCATGCGCCGCTTGCGCGTCGCCGTGGCCTTGGGGTTCTTGGCATAGAGCTGCGCCACGATCTGGTTGATATAGCGGACCACCACGGGGACGACGTAGCGGTTGGCCTTCACCCACTCCTCGGTGGCTCCCATGGTGGCGAGGTACTGCGCCTTGCGCATCTTCTTGAAGCGCGGGCGCCAGTATTTCTGGGCGCGGCGAATGCGATCCTGCCACTGCTTGACGAGCGCGGCCCGCGAAGGCGGCACATCGGGCGGTGTGGTCGAGCTCGAGTTCTCCGGGGCTGCCGGGATGCTCGGGTCGCCTTCGTTCAGGATCTCGGTGTCCATCATTTGGGTTCGAAGCGAACTCCCCCGGTTGGTTGAGGGGCATCTTGCTCATTGCGCGGAGGGCGTATCGTCGCCCCCGCCATCAGCCGCGCCAGGCTGCTCCAGGGGGTGGCGCCAACCTCGCTGGTCGGATCGTACTGGACGCGCTGCTGGCTCATGTCCGGTGTCATGCCGCGATAAGCGTCCGCGTCAGTACCCTTCCCATAGCTATCCGGCGTCTGCGTATACTGGCCGCTCGATCCATATCCCGAACCATGATGCTCATCGCGGAAATACGCATCGTCATGCGTGACCGGGCCTCTATCGCTACGCGAGAACGGCGGCACAGGCACCGCGGACGGGTCCGGTGTCGTCGAGCCCTGAAGCTGCATAAGCGCCGCTATCTGTTGAACTGTACACATCTCACCACCCTGCCAACGCCTTCTCGCGCTGGTCCTTCTCGGCGCGCTTCTTCGTCTTGGCCAAGATCCACTGGATAGACCCCACCTTCACCACGTTGTCGGTGAAGTCCTTCTTGATCGAGGGTCGATATATCTTCTGTAGCCCTAAGCCCACATGCGCCAGGAAGTCGACAAAATCGTCATGCGCCCCGTTGGGGAACTGCAAGAGCTCCTTCTTGGCATCCGGCCACCACCAGGCGTAGCGCGGGAAGTGGACACGGCGATGGGCGATATAGCCCCGGATCGACTGGGCTCTGGTCGACTTGTCCGCTGCCACGGTCACGTCGTCAATGGTCGTGAAGATGTCCTCCTCGCGCATGCGCTTGTACAAGAACGGGCCGAAGGATTTGGCGATCAGATCGCTCTCCATCCACCACAAAGCCGGGTTGTGGGCCTGCATCTGGGTCAAGAGCTCCTCGACGGTCTTGTCGGTCGCCATGCGCTCCCAGACGAGGTCCGGCAGCACCCAGATATCATCGTCCTTGTCGACGCCGACACAGCCCAGACAGGTCGGATCGGCGCTTTTCTTGGTCGAGACGGCGTGATCCGACGCTCCGTAGAGCGTCAGCTCCGTTTCGGCCGGCAATTCGGCCTCGTCGTACTCGACGAAGCCCGCCGCCTTGAAATATTCGCCGTCCTCGGCGGTCGGGGCGCCCATGTAGAGCGAGGTGAAGCCGCTCGAGTCCATTTGCTTGGCCTCGGCGAGGATGTCGAGGTCTTTCCGGCCCGGCCAGAGCGCCGACATTGGTTTTGAGCCAAACATCGAGACGACAAGAGGATCGGTTTGAGGCTGAAGCGTCAATCCGAGCGCCTTGGCGAGGGCTGGGTCCTCCACGACAGCCGGCACGTTGACATATTTCCAGCGTTCGGCAATTCCTTTGTATTTCTTGTTGCGATCGGGGTGCTCCGGGTCGCAAAGGCGGCCTATGAGGTCATCCCCGTGCCAGCGCGTATGCACGATGCAGACGCCGGAGCCGGAATGGCAGCGGGTGAGCACCACCCGGTTGAACCAACGCCATACCTCCTCTCGCGTGAGGTCGGATTGGGCCTCGATGTCATCTTTGATGGGGTCGTCGACGATGAAGAAGTCCGCCGGACGCCCTGTGCCGGAGCCGCCGCGCCCGACGAAGGAGAAACGTCCTCCTTCCCGGGTGATAAGTGAATTGGTGGCTTCCTTGCGGAGCTCATGACCCTCGAAAACCTGCCGGTAGGCGTCGGATTGGATGATGTCCCGGACAAGATCGCCCTCCTCGTCGGCCTTCGGCTGATTGAAGGTGCCGAGAATGGCGTTGGCGGTCGGCCTTTTGCCAGCCAGCCAGGCTAGGAAGCGCCGGCAGATGATCTCCGTCTTGCCGAGCTGCGGGCCTATCGACACGGCGACCCGCTTCTCCTCGCCCCGGAAGACCTTGCCCATCACGTCGCAAAGGAGACGGGCAACCGGCGTCTCCTCGTAACGGCTTCTTGTCACGTCGTCGGGATCATCCGGGTCCGGCATGGTCAATTTGATGAAAGGGAGCAAGTTGTCCTTCGCCTCGCGAATAGCGATGAGCCGTCGTGCGGCTTTCAACTGCTCGATGCGCGGATCGATCATGAGAACCGACCGCGGGTGTCGACCCAGCCAATGGTGCCGATGCCCACCACTGCGGTCGCCCCCGCGGCACTCGATCTTACGCCAATCTGGGCGGAAGTGTTGGTGCGGATCAAGAATTGGCCAGCATAAAACAAGCTAAGGCTATTCACCGCAATAGAGAAATTCGGATTAGAGACAGCGATGTCGTTTTGATCCAAAGAAGTGAAAAGCACCGCACAGGTCACCGATGAATTCAAGGCGGTGCCGTTGAACCGCGCATCAACCTTTACGCCGGTGGGCACGGTCAGGGCCACCGCGCTTCGTGGGCCGGCCGAGCCATTCACGGCCGAGGACAAATCCGTGAACGGTGCCACCCATACAAAATCGTCGCCATTCTGAAAATACCCAGTCATCTGTTGCGATGCGTTGGTGAGAATCGAGCCAATGCGCCGCTTCTGTGTGTAGCCGGCCGGCATAGTCGGCGATGTCACCGACAGCGAATGCACCACGTCGACGGCGCCGGTATCCGGCCGCCTGATGACAAAGACGTGGTACCATGTACTGGCGGTCGTCAGTCCGGTATCAAGCCCCCCTCCGGCATTGCCAACGCTCCAGGTGGAGCTAACTGTCTTCTGCATACTGGCTGGAAGCACCATCAGCACCGAATTGTCGTCGGAAGCCGCCGTGCCGGCCGCTACGGTGTAGGTGAAGGCGCCGCCCGAAGGAGCGATCGCGCACCCGGCCAGCAGACCCCGCGGTATCGTCGATGCGGCCGGCTGCTGGTTGGTGAACCACTTCGAGACACCGTCCGACAGAAACCCAGCGCCCTGGAACGCACGCCCAAAAATGAAAGCTGTCTGCCCGTTGATTGTATCGGTGCCGTTCCGCTGGACGGTCAGCGTATTGGTCGAGGAGATGCCGCCGAAGGTGTCCCCGATCAGGATCGTCTGCCCGGCCGTGGTGGTGTTGGCCAGCGGCAGGGTCCAGGTCCGCGGGGCCGTCAAGGCAGCGTTGGTCGATAGGAACCGATCCGTGATGGCGATCGTGGCGTTCGAATCGCCGTGATAAGTGATCGCATCTATGCCGAGGTTCGACCTCGATTGCGCGACCGAGGCGACGTCACTAAGGTTGTTGGCTATGACCAGGGCGCCGGAAGAGGCGATAGGCGCCGTGAAATCGGCCGCCAGGTACCAGTAGCCGAGCGCCAAATCCGTCGCGAAGACGTTGCTCGTGTGCGCGACCTTAGAGATGTAGAAAAGTGACTGGAAGAAGACGCCCTGGTTGACGAGATAAGCCGTCGCAGTCGTCCACTGCACCGGTGGCTTGAAGCCCAGCGCCACCTCGGACGAGATTTGGTCCGGTCCGACGCTGCCATTGGCGAGCTGCCCGTCGGAACGCTGGATCAGTCCCAGGCTGGCGATGAGGCTGTCCGTGGTGATCTTCAGCCGGTTGTACTCTC